GGAGGATCCGGTTCAGCAGGGCAACAACAGGAGAAGCAGTGTACGGATAGCTGGCAAGACTTTGGCCGAGCACGCCAGGGTGTTGGGGGTGACGCCGGAGACGATTCGGTATCGGATAGCCTCGGGCAGAGATCCTTTAGCGGTGAACAAGCGTCGCAAGAAAGACTACGGGCGTATGGTGATCCAAAAGGGCTTGGATGGTTGCGTCGTCAAGCGACACGAATCATTGCCCGAGGCGGCAGCGCAGTACGAGAACAGGCGAGCGGCGCTCAAGGCTATTTGGCGTGTATTAAACAAGCAGCGAAAAAGTTACAAGGGCTATTGCTGGGCGTACGTCTAGCGGAGGAGGTCCGTGTGACAAGGCACATGGACCAAGAGCCTTTTGTTAATTTTTTAACTGACGGGGATCATAGTTTCTTTGCCCAAGGCGTATTGACGCACAACTGTGGCGTGGGCGGTGCGATGACAGGCCGTGGTGCGGATTTGTTGATTATTGACGATCCGCACTCAGAGCAAGACGCTTTGTCAGAGTTATCGCTTGATAATGCCTGGGAGTGGTATACGTCGGGGCCGAGATCGCGTTTGCAGCCCGGAGGGGCGGTTGTGGTGGTGATGACCCGTTGGGGGATGAAGGATCTGACGGCAAGGTTGATTAAGGCGCAGGCCGAGCCCAAGTCCGATCAGTGGGAAGTGATTGAATTTCCTGCGATACTGAATGAGAATACCCCTCAAGAGAAGTCCCTTTGGCCGAGCTACTGGAGCCTTGATGAGTTACAAAAGGTCAGGGCGACGTTGTCGGTGCAGAAGTGGCAGTCGATGTATCAGCAGCAGCCCACCAATGATGAGGGGGCAATTCTCAAACGCGAATGGTGGATGGTCTGGGAACATGAATACACACCACAGGTTGAGTATATTATCCAGAGTTATGACACAGCGTATAGCAAGAAGGAGACAGCTGACTTTTCAGCCATCACCACCTGGGGTGTATTCCGTCCCAGCGCGGACGACGGACCTGCCATTATTCTCCTCGATGTTAAAAAAGGTCGCTGGGACTTCCCGGAGTTAAAGCGTGTTGCCAAGGCGCAGTACGATCATTGGCGACCGGATAATGTGTTGATCGAGGGCAAAGCAACGGGGATTACGTTGCAGCAGGAGCTTCGGCGTGTGGGGATTCCTGTGACGATGTACAACCCAGGCGGCAGGAAGGCGGGCCAAGATAAGATATCCAGGGCTAATTCGGTCGCCCCTGTGTTTGAGGCCGGGATGGTTTGGGCACCGGAGACCAAGTGGGCAGAAGAGTTGATTGAGGAGTGCGCAGCCTTCCCCAAGGGTGACTCGGACGATTTGGTGGACAGCACGGTGCAGGCGATCATGCGGTTTCGCGCGGGGAATTTTGTGGCCTTGGATGACGATGAGGCGGATGATCCGGTAACGCAATTGGAATTCGAATACTATTAGCGCATGCGCTTGCGCCCCGCACGCTGTTAGCCTGATAATCCCGGCATGGTTAAGCCCAAGGAGGTCCTGTGGACAATAGACAACGCGGTATAGGCTCGATTCCGGTAAGAAAGCTTCAAAGCGGAGGTTTCACGGGTACTGATGAAGATTATCGAAATGCTTATGAGCTATCTCGTCCTGCGCCAGATTACGGACCGCCACGACCTGTAACCGCATCACCAATTGCGAATATTGGTCCCGGGATGTACTACTCTTTACAACAACCTTCTCCTAATCTTTCTCACTCAGAGTATCTTAAAGCACTCGCTAAAGATCCTGAATTTATTAAATTTAAAGAAGACAATCCACACGCTGCTGCGGAATTTGAAAACATGAATCCCGCAGTTGAAAATCGAACGTTCAATCGGGCCAAAGCGTTTGAACCATTCCATACCAGAGAACAAATTTCACCCGATCAACAATTTGACGTTGCAACGCAAACATTTTTCACCCCAAGAAAAAATTGGGCTGGAACAAAAATAGATGAGTATGGAAGAGCCGGACAAGAAAAGCAGCTAGAAAATGTTTACCGCCAGCTTGATGCCATAGATCAGTTGAACACCACTCAAGCTAGAAATGCTGGTCGAGAGCTACTGCCTTCAGAACGTATGAGGGCTGTAGGCATAAAGGACGACTACAACACTTCCGGCCCAGCCGTTATCCTTCATGACCCATCTAGAGGGCGGTTCATCCCAGCGGCTGAGACCGGAAAATTTATGCGAGGAGATCCGTCTGCTTCTTATGAGCAAGCAAAAAATATATTACCTTACGAGCAAGCGGCGGCAATACTTGGAATTACCAACCCCTTCCCGTCGGAAAAAGAAAATGAACAAATCTTGGATTTCATAGAAAAAAAAGGGGTGCCCTCACTTCCGTTTATGGAGTACGACAAGGGCACATTTTTGCCAAGTGCCTATGGGTTATCACCTAGACTTGCTGCAAAGCGCGAGTATGAACGAACGAACGAAGTAAAACCTCTTGATTTCTTGAAAGAGTATTTAAACCTCACGCCTTATCAAGGGCCAAGGCCAACGATTTATCAATTCCCTGAGCTTACTACTATTAAGCCTATTAAGCCTCTTGCCGCAGGCGGCGCGGTCGATGCTTCCGACGACCCGATGGTGCTTTATGCACAGCGAGCATCCAGGCCTGGAGTGGGCGCTACGGAATTAGATGCAGCAGCACATCAAGCCGAGTTGTTAAGAGACTATAACGTCAACCCGCTAAACCGTGCCGCCTACACCCCCGGGGGCAGGCAACTAGGCATGCGTGAATTTACAGGCAAGTATCAAACGTCAGGCGATCCTATTTATAGTGAAGATGGCAGCGTTCCCGCAAACATGCCTAGTGTTTCTCAACGGCCCGCTTACAAGAACACCCTTTCCACACAGCAGCTTTTTGACCTGCTAGCACTTGTCTCAGGCGATGTAACGACGCCCTACGATCCCAGAAGGGAAAAAGATCCTGGCATTCCTTTTCTTGGTCGGTACACGGTAAAAGACCCCCCAAACCTAGAGCCGTTCAAGCCTTTGTCGCTTCCTGAGTTAAGTCTTAACGCCCCTGTTCGTCTTGCAAATGGTGGTGCGGTAGGGTTTATGCCCAATCAACAGGCTGCGTTACAGAGTCAGGCCATGGGCGGGGCAAATAGTTTTGCTAGTCCTGAAGAAGAGGCCATGTTTTTGAAGCTTCAGCAAGATGCAAACATAAACCCCAACTCCATGAGCCGTTATACCTCAGGCGGCAAGCAGCTTCAGTTTACTAATCGGTACGACACAACGGGTCAGCCTTTGTTCAGTGAGACAGGAGCCGTGCCTGCGGGAGTCCCGTCGGTAAGCGTGAGAAAACCGACGTTGTCCACCGCATCCCCAACAGCAGTTCCAACAGCTTCTGCCTCAACCGCTGCGGGCATGTTAAATGCGTTACCCGGTGGCCAAACGCCTACGGCTCAAGGATCATCCGCTTTATCCGCCGCCTCACCAACGTTCACCGCTTCGGGCATGTTAGCGGCCATGCCAACGACTTCGGCAGGCGCAGTGTTGCAATATGAGCACCCTTATATAAATCCGATCACGGGGGAACGTAAAACGGTTACGGGCGGAATGACGGGCGGCGGCGCTCCAGCTGGGTTTATTGATGCTTTCGACCCGAATATTTATGGAGGTCAGCAGTCTGATCTTGCCGTGGGCCGTGGATTTTTTGCCAAGGGCGATACGGTGAATCTATCGCCATTGCTTAATAACAGGGACCCGGGCCAAGGTCCTGTGCGCGTGGACCAAAATATTGGCAACGTGCAGCTGCCTGGAAAGTCCACGGATTACACCTATGAGCAGGCAGGAAATACTGTACGGGTTAAGGACAAGAGCGGCAATGTGGTAAGTCAGATTGCCGTTCAGGCGGATGTGAACGGTACACAGCTTAAGTTTGCCGATGGCACCGTGGGTGCAATTCCTGTGAAGAAGGACGGCTCTTGGGAAATCCAGTTAGGTGGAAAACCTGCCGGGGGATACACAGGCATTGTCACGGGCGGCACCGGCAATGACACTGTCACGGGCGGTGGCACAGTAAGTCCACTGCCTAGCACACCACTTCCGCCCTACGACGAAGGTGAGGCGGATCCACGCATTGACATGCCGCCGATCGATGCGCGGCCCGTGACACCTGTAACTGTCCCTCCGATTAATCAAGCGTTTTTAGATAGCCCTGTACGTCAGTGGGATCCGGTGACGCAGTCGTTTAAGTACGGCTCTCCTACATCCCTGTCCCAGGCCACCGGGCCTGGAGGAGCGGGCGGGTCTGGTCTTGCACGAGCAAATGGCACTCCCATTGATTTGCCAAGGGATTGGAATACCTATACCGTAGAGAACAAGGCTGCGTGGTTCAATAGGTATGGCGTGACTCCGGCGGACTTGATGGCCAATGGTGTTTCACAGGCGGACATTGATGTCTTAAGGAATGCTAAGACGCCTTATACCGTGACCAATGATCAAGAAGGAACGCCACTTGAGCCGCCTCAGGTGGCGAGTTGGACCCCACCCGGAGTAACCTTAAGACGGCCTTCCTTGTTGCAAGTGGCTACAAGCAATCAAGCAACAACGCCTTCTTATGATGCAAAATCAGGTATCTATACCATTCCAACCTATTCCGAGAGCCAACAAAACGCCATCAATCGTGATCAATTGCTTAGTGCAATGGGCTCGGCGCTCGGTGGCCAGAAGTACACCACCCCGCAGTACTATAACTTGTTGAGCATGGCAAGGTCGGGTGCCTTTGGTGCGCCTGGAACCCCTGACTTTGCTACAAAGCTACAAGCCGCACTTGCCTCCCTTGCCGCCGCCCAAGCCGCTAACAATACCGTAACCGGTGGAACAGGCAACGACACTACGACCGGTGGAACAGGCAACGACACCGTAGAGGGTGGTACAGGCAACGACTACGACCCCATAAGGGACGCGGGGTGATTAATGAAAAAACCCCTTAAGAAAAACCCGGGCGGTGAGGCAAGCACCATGGACTTCATCGTAAGAAAATCCAACGGTGGTGATGTTTCACGTGAAACATCACCTAAGGACAAGGCCCCGGAAGTCACGGGCATGAACCGTGTGGTGGATTTCATTGCTCAAAAGCTCAACCCCGAATGGTTTCCAACGTCAGGGCGAACCCTTTTGGAAACGGCGCAAGGAGTAAAAACGCCGATCACTGAGAAAAATTTTAAGCCTGATGAGTTGGACATTATTCGTCAGCTCATCGCACTCAAGGGATCAGACAATGGGTCGATTACTTATGGGGACTATCTTGCCTTGGCTCAAAAGTTGAACAAGGATGGACCTCCGCCTACGTCAATAACACCGGGCCTTTATTCCATGAGTGACCCGCTCGGCAATGTACACACCACGTTAGGGCGGTTTTCCTATAAGACGGATCCTAAGGGTAATTTACAGATTATTGATAGGTATGATTTTAACCCGCCCATGCAGCAGGACATGCGTGAGGCGAGGACCGGGGACTACGGTGCATTTGGGCCTTACGGCATGATCCGGGAGTACGCAGGAGAAAAGATTCCCCCTGGAACGGGTCGCGATGTTCTTATTAATTTAGGGCGCATTAATCTAGGACGTACTAATCAAAAGGCTCGTCCTGTTGCCAAGTTCGCCCAAGGCTCCCCCAATCCCGACGAAGTGCCAAGTGTCGATGTTTCACGTGGAACATCGACTTCTAGGAAACAACTCAATACACTTAAGCGTGTAAGTCCCCGCAAAAAGGCCTGAACATGCCCATCGACAAAGCCCTCTACGAAGCCCCTGCCACATCGATCGAGATCGATCAGGAGAATATGCCCGAAATCGAGATCGTGCTTGACGCGGACGGTGGAGCGACGGTCGAGATCGGGGAGGACGAAGACAGCGAGGTGGACTTTTACGCCAATCTTGCCGAGGTCGTGGACGATGACACGTTATCCAAGATCGCCATAGACCTCTCGGCCTTCTTTGAAGCGGATAAATCAAGCCGTTCGGATTGGGAGCAGACCTATGCCAAGGGCCTTGAGCTCTTAGGGATGAACTTTCAAGAGCGCACCAAGCCCTTTCGAGGTGCGGCAGCGGCGACTCACCCCTTGTTAATGGAGGCCGTGGTCCAGTTTCAGGCCCAAGCGACCAAGGAATTGATGCCAGCGGGCGGTCCTGTGCGCACGGAGATCCTGGGCAAAGAGACGTTAGATAAGTTCCAGCAGGCTGGACGCGTGCAGGACTTCATGAATTACCAGATTACGACCGTGATGAAGGAATATACGCCCGAGTTTGATCAGGCGATGTTCTATTTGGGCTACGGCGGGTCGGTATTTAAGAAGGTTTACTACGACGAACAGCTCGGGCGGATGGTCTCAAAGCTTGTTTTGGCAGACGACGTGTTTATTCCGTACTACGGATCAAGCGTCATGAGCCAATGCCCACGGATCACGCACCGCATTGCGATGGATTCCAACGAATATCGCAAGCGCGTGGTCGCAGGCGAGTACTTGGATGTCATTGTTGAGGGTGAACTCTACCCTTCAGACGCAAGTCAGATCCGTTATCAGGTCGATAAGCAGACGGGTGTCGTGGAAACAGGCGCACCGGAAGAGATTTTTTTGCTTGAATTCCAGGTGGACTACGATTTACCGGGGTTTGAGGACCTTGATGACAGGGACGAGCCCACGGGCATCAAACTGCCGTATGTGATTACGCTGGATGAAGCGACAAAACGCGTCATTGGCATACGCCGGAACTGGAAAGAGGACGATGAGCGCAAGAATCGGCGCAATTATTTTGTCCATTACGTGCTGATCGAGGGCCTTGGGTCGTATGGCTTGGGTTTTGTGCATTTAATCGGTGGTCTTTCCAAGACGGCAACCTCTGCACTGCGTCAATTGCTCGATGCAGGCACGCTCTCGAACCTGCCAGCGGGGTTCAAGGCCAAAGGCGCAAGGATCGCGGACCAGGACAACCCGATCCAGCCCGGAGAATGGCGTGATATTGACGTGGGTGGGGCGGAATTGCAGCAAAACATGCTGCCTTTGCCTTATAAAGAGCCTTCGCAGACGCTTTTTTCCCTGCTTGGCTTTTGTGTGGACGCTGGAAGACGTTTGGCAAGCATCGCAGACATGCAAGTGGGCGAAGGCAACCAGATGGCGCAGGTCGGAACGACCCTTGCACTGCTTGAACGTGGCACGCAGGTCATGTCGGCTATCCACAAACGGCTGCACTATGCGTTGAAAGAAGAATTTGAGCTCTTGGCCCAGGGCTTTGGGCAATATTTGCCGGATGAATACCCTTATGACGTGCCTGGAGCGTCGAGAAAGATCAAAAAAGCGGATTTCAACAACCTTGTTGCCGTGCAACCGGTCTCTGATCCTAATATTTTCTCATCCGCACAGCGTCTGACGCTCGCGCAAATGCAATTGCAAATGGCGCAGACTGCGCCGCAGATGCACAACATGTATGAGGCGTTTTATCGCGTGTATGCAGCGATGAATGTGCGCGATATTGACAGTATTTTGAAGCCGCAGCGCACTCAAATGCCCAAGGACCCCGCGCAAGAGAACGCGGACGTGTTGGACAGCATGGAATTGAAGGCTTTTGCGGGTCAGCAGCATGATGCGCACATTGCATCACATTTGATGATGGGTTTATCGCCCATGTTGCAGTCTCAACCGCTGGCGGCAATGACGTTGCAAAAGCACATCCTGGATCACATCAAACTAAAGGCCGAGGAAGTTGCGGAAGCAGAGCTTTTTGCTCAATACGGCAATGATCCTGATCGGATGGTGTCCGAATTACAGCGTGAAGCCCTTGTAGCGTTGAAAGTTGCGGCGTTTTTACAAGAAGTTCGACAAATGCAAGAGCAGTTATCAGGCCAAGGCGGGGGCCCTGATCCGTTGGTCATGCTTAAGGAAAAAGAGCTCCAAATCCGTGCTCAAGCTGACCAAGCGAACCAGCAAATCGATCGCCAGCGTTTGATGATGGAGCAGCAACGCACGCAAGCGAACATGGCGGCAAATCAGGCCAGAATTCAGTCGCAAGAACGCATTGCTGCCGAGCGGGCAACCGTTGCACGTGAGCGGGCGGACCTCATGGATCGCAATGCGCGTCGCCAACAAAATGTTCAGATGATTAATCAACGGAGGCCTTCAAATGCCGCTTAAAAAGGGTAAAAGCCAGAAGGTCATTTCAGGCAATATCGGTGAAATGATCAGTTCGTACAAGAAGACGGGCAAGATCGGAACCAGCACGCCAGAAAACAAAGGCGCTGCCATTAAACAAGCAGCAGCCATTGCTTATTCGGCTGCTGGAAAACCAAGAAAGTACAAGGCAGGAAGCACGCCAGCAGGGGTGCAAGGACCGTTCATGACGGTTAAGAAGAAAGATGGTAATCGACCCGTAAAGATATACTAAAGTGTTGTGTCCCTTCGGACGGGGGATAAACCGTCTGCTTTTTCATGGACTGTGGCCATGCTTGATTTAGTTGAACGCATACTGAGAGAAATTAGAACGCTACGTGAAAGCACGGAAGGACTCGTGCTCAACGGATCTGTTCCTGACATGGAACGATATCGTTTTCTGATGGGTCGCTTAGAGGCACTCAAGCTTGTTGAGGTCACGGTCAAAGATCTTTTAAACGAGCGAGAGGAGAATCTCTGATGGCATTAACGGCATTGGAACAAAAGTGGCAAGAGCAAGAAGCTCAGCGCAAACCCGCGTTGGACGATGCTTACGATAAGGAAGGGAACTTTGATCCGCAGTTGATCGAAGACTCTGTGCTTCATCGGTTGCCAAAACCCACAGGGTGGCGAATTGCTATCTTGCCGTATCGCGGCGCACAAAAAACTAAAGGCGGCATTGCCTTATCGGAAGAAACCCAAAAGCGTACTCAGATTGCAACTACGGTGGGGTACGTCTTAAACCTCGGACCTCTGGCTTATTTTGATCAGGAAAAGTTTCCTAATGGCCCGTGGTGCAAGGAAGGTGATTGGATTATTTTCGGTCGCTATGCCGGTGCCCGTATTCCTATTGATGGCGGCGAGATTCGCTTTATTAACGATGATGAAGTGCTCGGTGTTATTAATGATCCGCAAGATATTGTCCACATGTAAGGAACAGCCATGGCTAATGAGCAATTAGAGTTTAATATTGGTGAAAATGAGGAGCCTGCTACCGTTGCTATTAGTGAAGACGGCACCGCAGAGCAGATTGAAAAGCAGGAACCGCCTGCTGTTCAAACACATCAAACAACCAGCGCCGACCTTGACCAGTATGGTGATAAGGTCCAAAAGCGTATTGACAAGTTAACCGCGCGTCTTCGTGAAACCGAGCGCCGTGAGCAAGCGGCTATTGAATATGCAAGGCAAGTCCAAACTCGTATGGCTCAAGCCGAGCAACAACTGGTCCATGTGGATGGGGCTAGGATCGGAGAGGCCAAAGGACGCATTGAAACCCAGGCTTTAGCCCTTAAACAGATTATCAAAAAGGCTAGGGAAGAGGGTGATATTGATACAGAGACCGAGGCCCAAGAGCGTTTAACTGCAATATTACTAGAGCAACAACGGGTTCGCGAAGCAGAAGCAAGCAGGCCTCAAGCTGAGCAACGGCTTGCTGCACAACAACAGGCTTGGGCACAGCATCAACAACAACTTGCCTTACAGGCGCAGCAGGCTCAACAGCAAGCACAGATTGACCCACGTGCAGAAGATTGGGCCGAGAGAAACGAATGGTTTGGCAGGGATGTCGCCATGACTGCTGCGGCCAGAGGAATCCATTTACAGTTAGTTACTCAAGAGGGATTTAATCCTCAAAGCGACGATTACTACAACGAGCTAGATCGTCGTATTCGAGACAACTTCCCACAAAAGTTTCAATCTGGTAGTATGAATAATCGTTCAGCCAACCGACCCGTGCAAACGGTTGCTCCTGCTTCTCGATCATCCGGGATTAATACATCTGCACGCCGCACTGTGAAACTGACCCCGAGTCAAGTCGCAATTGCCAAAAAGCTGGGTGTTCCGCTTGAGGAATACGCAAAGTACGTGAAGGAATAAGCCATGGAAAACGAGCAAATTACCGACACTCCTGAAGTGCCGAAACTACGCCGTGAGTCCCGCGCAGCAATGACGCGTGATAAAACTGCGCGCCGTAAGCCTTGGGCTCCTCCTTCAAGATTAGACGCTCCTCCCGCTCCTCCAGGATTTAAAAACCGCTGGATTCGTCGTGAGACCATGGGCCAAGATGATCGGATGAATATTTCTTCAAAGCTGCGCGAAGGTTATGAACTCGTGCGTGCGGACGAACATCCTGATTTTGTAGCTCCTACAGTTGAAGACGGACGTCATGCCGGTGTGATTAGTGTCGGGGCCGTGGTCCTTGCACGTATTCCTGAAGAGACTGTGGCCGAGCGCAATGCGTATTACCAAAATCGAGCTAGGGATCAGCAAAGAGCGATTGATAATGAGCTGTTGAAATCTAATGCGCATGACAGCATGCGTATCAATTCACCAGAACGTCGCTCTCGTACTACATTTGGCAGCCGTCCTGCGGCTGAAACCTAATCTTTTTAAAAGGATCGACAAATGGCTAACGTAGATAAAGCCTTTGGTCTGCGTCCTCTTGGTAATCTGTCGGCAACCGGAGCTCAAAAGCAATACGGTTACGAAATTGCAGATAACCAATCGGGCGCGATTTTCCAGGGTGACCTCGTCACACTGAAAGATGGCTACATCATTAAGTTTGTTGCTGGTACTAATACCGCAGCAGTTGGCGTGTTTAACGGTTGTTTTTATAACGACCCGACCACGCAAAAGCCTACCTGGAAGAACTACTATCCTGGTTCCGTCAACATCACGCAAGGCAAGATCATTGCTGACGTGATCGATGATCCCAGCCAGTTGTTCATCATCCAAGCCGATGAGGATATCGAGCAGGGCGATTTCGGCAAGAACGCTGATGTCACCACCGGCAGCACAGGCAACACCACCACAGGTGTTTCCACCATGGAACTTGATTCTTCGACCATTGCAACCGACGCAGATAAAAACCTGAAGTTGGTTGGTCTTTATAACGTTCCTGGAAACGAGCTGGGCGACTACGCTGTGGTTGTTGTAAAAATCAACGAGCACCTGTACGGCAGTGCCGGTGTTGCTGGCCAGTAAAGGAGCTAAATCATGGCAATTTCCCGCGCACAACTGGTCAAAGAGCTTGAGCCCGGTCTCAA